TATCTAAACAACCCTAATGGTCGTATTCTTTATATGTTGAAGTCTTTTACTTTGAAGCAGATTGATATTGTACGTAGGAATGTAGTGCAGGAATATGCTAAAGGAAATAAGAAGGAAGCTATTAAGAACGCTACGTTATTGGCAGGTTATCTTTCAGTTGCTAACACGGGAACTCAAATAGCTAAAGACTTGGTATTGGGAAGGGAAGTTAAAGCAGAAGACATCCCCGATAGAGCGATGTGGGCTTTGCTTGGTGTCTATGGTATGAACCAATACACTGTAGATAAGTACTGGTCAAACGGAGATTGGAAAGGTGCTGTGTTTAATCAGATAGCACCGGCTACACCAATCATTGACGCGGCTTTAACTTTGGGTGAGGAAGTGTTTGAAGATGACCCCGATGTAAGTAAGGCCGTCCGTGCCGTTCCTATAGTCGGGCCGCTTGCATACAACTGGTTGCTTGGTGGGGCTGAAAACTATAACGAACGTCAAGATAGAAGATAAAAAAGGGGGTCGCAATGACCCCCAAGTTTACTAAAGTTGCTGTTTAGGTACTAATACGCCGTATACAGCTGTTAATTTAAACTATCTCACAAGCACCGCCGGTACACGCTAGTTCCTGTGAGCCGGTTGTGTTGTCTTCCTGCTCAAAGTATTGTAGGTCTGACCAGTTAATATCTTTTGGCATTGACGCTAACACTTCCTCATACTGTTCAGGCGTGATGTCCTCATAAGGAGCTTGCTGATACGTATGTTCACTTACTGGCAACAAACTAATACCACTACACAAATCAAAGTTATCCCAAATCCACTGAGCTACCTGAAGGAACTCGCTGTCAGTGTAGTATACTGTGATACTTGGCTTATGCTCACACCAATGATTCTGGTACATCTTCCAAAGTTCTAGCTGGTGCATTGCCCCTACGTCACTGACCGTCACACTGGTCTCTGGTGCCTTGACAGGGAAGCTAAACACCGATGACGAATCAGACATCACATCATCCTCTACAGGGAATCCTGCGGCTGACATGAAGACTGCAAGCGGGTCTTTCTTGTCCGAACGTACACGTCGAATGTAATGCTTAGAGAAACGAGGATGGATACCACTAGCACTATCGACAAGCTGAGACACAGTACCACTCGGTTTAACAGCAGTAACGGCAGTAGACTGATTGATGCCAAGTTTCTTAGCCCACTTCTTATTAGTTTCAATAGCAACATTTCTCACATTCTCCAACACCACTTCACAATGCGGTGAGTTAGGTGTGCTTAACAGTTTGTTGTCCATGATACCTGTCATACTCACGCCCAGTAAAGCCTCTTCCTCTGTGTTCTTCTTCCAGATGTTACGTAAATATCTGAAGTCAGTCAGGGTAGCCTGTAGTGTACCAATGATGGCCGCTACTTCCGCCTTAGCTTTCAACGTCTCTTCCGTGTCATCCTCTCGTACTACAATCTCTGACAAGTTACAGAACTGATTACTACGTAGGATAATCTCAGAGCAAGGGTTAGTACCGAAGTCATAGTTAGGGTCACGACGGCCATTCCTAGCTGCAATCTTCTGTGCTGCTACACGACTAAACAAACCACGTTCACCTGACTTAGATTCGTATAACGTCTGCATCTCATTAAGGAACGCCTCGAAGTCTGGCTTCTCTGTGTACGCTACGCTGTTGTTAGCCAGTCTACGGTGTCCGTCGTTCTCCCACCATGCTCCTGACTTAGCCTTAGCCATACGACCGTCTGACAGGTTAGACAAACTAATCAGGGCTGAACGTCTAACACCACCTACAACTACAATGTCAGCAACCTTACACACTACATCGTGACATTCAAGGCTGGTTAGCTTACGTCCCTCTGCCTTGCGGAAGACATCAACACAGAAGTGGAACAAGTCCTCCAAGGGTTGCGCCCCTGACGCTCGGCCACCAAATGTCTCTAGTCTTGCACCTGCGGGTCGTACCTTTGACATATCCCAGTTAGGTATCTTACCTGCGTACAGCATAGCGATAAGCTCACGGAACGCTGATGCCCACCCTACCTTGCTGTCACCTACTACAATCGTTGTGTCAGTCTTATGGAAGGACTCAGCGACGACAGGTAGCTTGGTAATGAAGTTACGTTCAACACTGAACCCTACACCAGTACCGCACATAAGCACGTACATAAGCTCGTCAAAGCTACGTGGTGAGTCAATGGCTAGGTAACTACAATTAAAGCCTGCTACGTTGTCCTTGTCCAAGGCTACACCGGCAGTCATAAGACAGCGCATTGACGGCATAACTTCTAGGTTGTAGATAGCGTTGTACAGTTTCTTGGCTACTTTGCTATCAATCTGTCCACGTTCTGTCCAAAAATCGACATATCGTTGTACTGTTTCTTCCCACGTCTCACGACGGCCTTCCTCTTTAATCCAGCGTGCGTAACGTGACTTGTGTATGAACTGTTGGTACTTATCCATTAATCTTCTTCCCTTGTTGGGTTATAGCCTGCGGCCTTTAAAAAGTATTCAAACTGCTCGTACATCTCTGGCAATGTAATGTCTCTGTCGTGTATGACTAAACTAAGTGTGGTGTTTGGGGAAGTACCTAACTCACAATCATAAGGGTGTGCGATGAACTCGTACCTAACTGTTCTTTGTGTTGTCATCTTGTTTCTTCTCCTTATCTTGTTTGTCTTTGTTCTTCTTACCGAAGATAGCATCGTAATTGTTTTCAAACTTCTTCTTGTCAGTAGGGCGTACTGCTGAACCCTTACCGCCGTGTGTCTGCCCTTGTGCCATTATTTACCACCTCCGCAACCTTCTGTGTCACAAACAGGCCAGTTCTGACAGCCTAAGTGTGGGTCAAAGTTTCTGTCTTCTGGTTCTTCTTCTTTCCAAGTTATATGTCTCCAAGCGGCTTTTAAGAAAGTCTTACCGTACATCTCAAACACTACTTGAAACCATAATAAATCAAAAGAAAGTATATATGTATTCCACTTATCCGTATCGTTGTCTTCTGACCAAGATGAGTCTTTATCAATCCAGAAGTAAAAACCTAGAAAACTTCTGGTTCGTTCTCCGAGTTGATATAGATATTCATTACCTATTGTACCTAGTTTTAAAAATAATTCGCTCTGGGCTTTACAGTTTCTAGCGCAAGAACTCAATAACGTAAAATAAAACATTACTCTACCTCCTCTGCGTCAAACACTGCTTCCTGTATCAATTTAGCTAAGTACCACTGAGCCTTCTGTAAATCTTCTACAGGCTTACCCTTGTAGTCGTAACGCCAGAGGTACTTCATAGCGTTACCTTTGAGGTAGCCTTTGAACTCTGTGTCAGACATACTAGCTTCGATAGCCTCGATACACTCTATGGAACCTGTGTTGTAGTGTACTGGGCTTTCTACAGGGTCATCGACTGATGGGTACTCTAAGAAGTCCTTATACTCTTCCTCTGCTAACGCCGTGTACTTTGTACGTAGCCTGTCCCACATCTCTGGTGTTGCTTCATTAATACTCATCCGTGTATCTCTCCTGTGTTGTATGGGTCAATCTCTTCAAGCATAAGTTCTACGTCTCTACAAAATTCTTCGTAAGCGTCTTCAGGAACATAATGTTCTATAGCTACTGACTTCCAAAATTCTAACTCATCGAACAACTCATCGTTTTTATGAATTAACTTATCAATGTTCATAAGTATCCTCTCTATGTCTAATTAGTCTATCTTCAAATGCTTCCAACAGTTCCTCACCGTTTATCTCTAGCACTTCCAATATAGTTATCTCATCGTGGTCGCGTAGGAACTGTTCCTTGTATTCTTCAAACGACATCTTATTTATCCCTCACATACTTTAGTAATTCCTTAGTAGTCTTTACAGTGAAGTGAGCAAAGCCTTCCTTCTCGCACCACTGTCCCATAGTCATCTTACTGCCCTTACGTACTTTCTTGTGCGGGTCTGACAAGACAAACACTAACTCCCAGTCTGGCATTGAGTCTCGGATGGAGGTGTACTTTTGTGTGTCTCCTACCCTGAAGTAACCCTTAGCCTCAATTAGTATCTTCTTACCATCATGTACAAAGTCCGGTACGTACTTCCTGTGTATTGTATACGGCAGTCTGTACGGTTCGTATTCAAACTCTTTGTTGAGTTGGTCATATAAAGCTGACTCTAAACCTGACCGGAACCTACCATTTTTCTTATTCTTACTCATTTGATTTTCAGCTCCTGTACGTTTGGCTCTTTGACTACCTTACACAAGTACTTCGGTGCGTAGGAGTAGTTGAACAACCGTAGGTCAGGATAGCAATGCTTTTTGTACTGACAGTAAGAACAACCCATTGCTAACTTCATGTTACCTGACTTGCCTTCCGGCTCCGGCTGGTGACATAAGTAGTTAGGTTCTGGTTTCTTTACCATCTCCTTCAAGTGCTTCACCCTATCAACAATCGTACCGTCAAACTCTATAACCCCTGCAACCTTTGGGTCGTTCAAGTCGTACTTCAAGAACGTAAGATGTCCGTTGGTCTTGTCCATCGCCAGCCAACCAATCTCTGTAGCACCTTCCGAGTGGGCGTAGGCTTTAATCTGGTCAACGTAACCAAAGGGGTCGTCGTTCAGTATCTTACCTTCCTTAAACTTCTTAAACCCAAAACTACTGGCTGACTTAACGTCGGTAACTACACCGTCAATCTTACAGTCCATTGAGCCTCGGATACCTTCCACCTCACAACGCTTCTGCTCGTCGGTGACTGTGTGTCCTGCCATACGTGTTAAGAATAACAGCATCTCTTCAATTAGATGTCCGTACATAAACTTAACGTACGTGTGTGGCTCAAGTTCTTCCTTCTCTGTACCTGCTACTACATTCCAAAGGTAACGGTCTGTGCGTCCAATGTTCGACAATCTAAGTGTGCGCTTATCCTCTCGCTTCTCCCTGCCGAACTCTGTACGCATTAAGTCCTTGACTGCCTCACCGAACTTCTCAATCTCAGCCTCTACGTCTACTGAGGGGTCAGCGTCCTTTGTCTCCATCATCTTGTAGATGTCTTTAACTAACGTCTCAGTCTTTTTCATCTTCGAGTTCCTTGAATGCTTTAATCACATCCGTTGAGAATAGCTTCTGTAAGTTTACCAAGAACATACGGCTTGCGTTGTTGTCGCCGCCTGATACTGTTCTGAACGTATCCAAACCGTTTACTATCTTCTTCAATACCTTTGTATCAAACACCAAGGTACAGTATTCATCGTCTCCTATGCATAGGTTATGAAACCAGTAATCAGACTCAGTTGCCGCTATGCCCGAGGGCTTGCCCCATGACTGGTACTCAATGCAAATGTTACCAGTCTTCTGCCACATATCCTTCTCGGACTTAACTTCAATCTTCTTGTTCTGTAACATATCGGCAATCTTGTCTTCCCGTACCTCACCGTATGCTAAGTCTAAGTCAAACTTCTTCCTATCAGCTTTTGCAGGTTTCATGTTATCTTCCCATCGTAGTGAATAAAATCAAACCCGCGAGTGCTGCGAGAAAGAATATACTGCCCCAAGGGAATGTGTCGTCATCCTCCTGCCGCGTGTCCTCAACCAAACCCATGACCTCAAGTACTGAATCAATGCCGTGCTTCTTGTACAGTTCGTAATGTGGGTGGTTTGGATTGCCTACTCGGTAACGCTTACCGTTGATTGTCAACCTAGTCTTGTTTTCCAATTGTCTATCTTGACTCATTGTTTTTTTCCTCATTAGTGTGTCTGGCTCCAGTCGGTTCCGATTTGGTATTCACCTGCGAGAGGGCAGTTAAGCTTGAAGTAGTTTCCTGCCGCTTCAATGCAAGCAGTTGAGAGCCTGCCAAACCGTACTGCGTCCTTTTCTGCGACCTCCGTCTGGATTTCATCGTGTATGTTCCCTATAAACTTATAATCAATTTTATGAATGGTTGCGTACTCGTCCAGTAGGCACAGTGCTTTCTTCATAACGATTGCACCTGCGCTTTGTAAGAGAGTATTTAGTGCCGCGTGTTCTGACCGTACAGCGACCCTGCGTCCATCCAATCCAAGAACATAACCTCTTCCTGAAGCCACTCCAACTCGTTCTCGTAGTTCTCTAAGAGCTGGCGTATTTGCGAGGAATTTTTCCTTAAGTCTTGCACCATCACGTTTAGTTCCGCCAACGATACTTCCGATCTTGGAATCTCCTGCCCCATAAAGGAAAGCGTATATAAAAGTCTTTGCTTGATCTCTAGTTTCAAGGCCCGCAGCCAACTGGTTTGCCGTGTGTATATCTCCGTTGAGTATTTCATTTGTGTAGTCCTCATCATTCATGTAGTGCGCCAACATCCGTAGCTCAAGACCGCTGGCATCCATACCGACTAGCTTGTATCCTTCCTTCACTGTCCACACATCACGACACTGTTTGCCGTAGGGTGAGTAGACTGCAGGAACCTGCCCCATGTTGGGACTGGAGTGCGTCATGCGTCCTGTCACTGCGCCATTGGAGTTGACGTACCCGTGTACTCTACCGTCATCCTCTACTGCGTCTAGCCAGCTTTGCACCTGTGCGACACGCTTCTGTATCATCAGGTACTCACCTATCAGGGAAGCCTGTGGTATTCCTTTCACTGTACTCAGCACTGCCTCGTCTACGATGGCCTGTCCTGTCTCAGTGAACTGCTTAGGCTTCCAGCCAAAGTGCTGGAGGTATCGTCCTATCTGCTGTCGTGAACCCAAGTTAAACTCTGGGTAGTCAAGACGGCTGAAGGGAGCGACTGCGGTAGTCCACTGATCGCCTAGAAATTTAAGCCCAACAACTGAGTACGTACCATCTTTCTTAATCTTGGGGGTAATCTCTTTGACAAATGTCGGTAACGGTTTGAAAGTCTGATGCACTTCGTCTTCAAGGTCATTCTTCTTCTCCTTCAGTTCTGCTAGTAATACGAATGCTTTCTCTTGATCTAAGAGCCAGCCTGTTTTAATCTGCTTTGATATAATGCTTTGTACTTGGTGTTCCAAGCTAATGCTTTCAGCTCCAAAATCTGCAAGCTCAAGAAGTAATCTCTTGTACACCAGCACATTAACATTAACGTCTTGCTTGCAATAGTCCACCATATCCTGCGAATAATTATCCCAGTCATCGTGATCTCCTTTAGATTGATTAAGTCTGTCACCCCAGTTACGGAGCGAGTGACCGCCCTCTCTTGATGGGTTAGCCAGTCGTGACATAACTAAAGTATCAGACACCTTGCACTTACTAAAGTCTGTGCCTAGCAGTTCCTCAAGGACAGGTACGTCATAGTCAATGATGTTGTGACCTATGATCTCACACTCTCCAAGACCTGCGATGTAATCGTTGAACAACAGTAGCGTGTCACCTGAGAACGTATGCGTCTCACTGGTGTCCAGCTCCTGAGCTACAATTACCCAGACCTTTGTAGGCTTTAAACCGTTGGCTTCAATGTCAAATACAACCTGCTTCATTAGAACTCCGGGTCATCTCCTGTTGGGCAGCTAGTCTCAATCATGCGGCCTGACTCCTTGTCGTAGTACAGGTAGCATGCGGGGCCAGTCAGTCCAACAAATCTATTCTTCAACACACGTACCGTGGTGGTGTTGCGTGTCTCAGGGTCAGCGTGTTGCTGGTCACGTTCCAAGCCTATGACAATATCACTGAGCTGTGCAATGGCTGCAGAACCACGCAGCTCACCCAAGCTAATCTTACCACCGTCCTCGTGTGCCTTGGCGCCGCTGGGTCTGCGCAGGTGTGATACTAGGAATAGCCCTACACCTGTCTCCTGAACCAGCTTGCGGAGGTTGGTCATAATACTGTCAATAGCCTTACGCTCGTCACCTGTGTCCTGATCGCTGACCACGATGCTCAGGTGGTCAAGGATAATCCACTTGCAGTCCAGTCCCTTGGCCATGTAGCGTATGCGTCCTAGTAGGTTGTCCTCACTGGTACTGCCCCAGTGGTCAAACATAAACACACGGCCTGAGCCTAGCGTCCTGTCCCAGTAGCCCTTCTTCTCTTCCTGAGAGACGGTCTTGTCCAAGTGAAGCTGCTTGTTAGCCTCAATGGACATGATACCCAGAGCTGTCTTAGGGATGTCCTCCTCAAGCGCGAGGATGCCAATGTTCTCATCCGTTGCACCCAAGAGGTAATGCTCCAGCTCCCTAACGATCTGCGACTTACCCATGCCTGAGCCTGACGTGATTGTCACCAGCTCCTGCTTTCGGAACCCGTGGGTCATCTCGTTGAGACACTCCCATGGATAGGGTATGGACTTGACATCTGACTGCTTGATAATCATGTCCCATGTCTCGTTACCTGCTACGATACCATCAGGGCGATAGGCTTTAGCGTTCCACCACTCCTTCACAAACGCCTGCACCTGATTGCTCTTGAGCATGTCGCCTGCATCCTTGGCTGGCAGTGTGACATTCTTGGCCTTGTTG